TTTCTCAATTTCTTTTGTATTAACACCGCCATCTTCACCACTAAATTCTTGGAATATCCCGTAAATCGGTTTCAATAATTGCTTTCCAATTTCGTGCTGACGGAAATTATACTGAGTATCAAAATCAATTAAATGGAATTTTTTACCATTTAAATCAATTATCTTGTAATCTTGTACCTGTGTCCCTGAAGAATCTTCCATTTTTTTACTCCAAGTTAATATAAAATGTTAATTAAAATAATCGTAATTCGCACATAAAGCGTCATAGCAAGGCGTTCTGTACCAATTATGTATAATGTATAAAAACAATACAATTCTTACGCTGCGGCAAATACGTTGTACTGCCAATACGGGTACGTTGTCGGAGTAAATGAAGAATCTCCGGTAACATTTCCCTTAAAGACATCATCATCAAAATCAGTTAATGTCATAGTTACAGCACTTTGCACTGATTGTAAATCAAACATAATTTTCAAATCAGTTCCCGGACTTGCAATTTCAACAGTCGGATTTACTTTACAAATTACCATTGATAGATATTGATATACAGGTGCAGCCGTACCGATTAATTTGTCAGACTGCTCCTTGAATATCGACATATATTTATCACGATAAGTTTTCACCATCATTTCAACAGAGTCTTTATCTCTCTGCAAGAATGTGGCTTCCCATTTTACAGTTCTTTTTCCTGTATCGGAAAATGTATCTTCGCCTTCAGTTTCGATTTCCGCTACATCGGTAACATCAGATAAAGTAGATTCCTTTATCCAAGGAAACGTAATCTTCGTTCCTGTTACTGTGCCTTCGGAATCGCACTCAAAAGCAGTTGCTTTTCCCGAACCAGTATTTTTTACTGCACCTTTATCTCTTGAAAGTGCCATGTCTTGCTCCTAAATAAGTTCTACAAATATTGCTTTTCAAATAATAATTGACCACTAATTTCAATTCCTCCCTCTAATTGGTCTCTTCGTGTACCGTCCCTGTAATTTCCTAAAATTCGTATATCTTCGGCAGCAACTCTATACAAAGTTACTCCATTGGTTATTTGCGTATATTCGGCTGTGAAATCTATCTGCTTTAAGAGCAGTTCAACCCATTCAAACCACATATCGCCAGTCTCCTCAATTACTTGTGGTGAATCTGTCGAAGCCGCTACTTTAAAATAGATAATTATTTCTATATCTAAAGTTCCGGTTAAATAAGTTTGCTGGGACTCCATCAGAGGTTCAAAATCAAACTTCTCATTATAAACTCTAATTCCGGCAGTCGGCAAATTAGTTAAATCAGGCACTCTCAATATCTTAACATCGGCATCATAACCAATCAAACCAGCTAATGCGGTCATTATCATATCCCTGAAAAACTCATTATGACTTGTTGCTGCCACTATTTACTCGTATTAAATAATAAAATAATCTGGTCTAAAACCTGCTGTGCTATTTTCGGCAATTCTTTTTCCAAATCCTCTATTCCAGGTGTGAAATAAGGACGTTTAGGAATTGTAACTGCCAAATTCCTACCCGCCTGACCGCCGAAATTATGTATCGCCGCATACGGCACTTCCGAACCAATTTCACTTGTCAACACATAACCAGTTACTTGCGAACCGCTCAAAGTTTCCTGACTTCTTGGATTGAAACTACCAAATAATCTACCTGATAGACTTCTTAAAATCTTACCGGGATTTCTACTTACTTTTATTGCCTTACCACTACCGCCACGCCACTCAGTTGAAACACCCTTTAGTTCCATGTGCTTACCAATAAATCCCTGAGCTATAATAGCCAATCACTCCAAAGATTCTTATAAGACGTATTGATTGTCATTCCCTCATAACTCTCCACCACTGAATTCAAACCAAGCCTTCCGCCCTTGATTCCTTCACGAACATCGGCGTCCTTAAAATAAACTGCCAGTATTTCTTTAGCTACTAACTTAATATCTTCCGGTTCTGACCCCGAAGCGTATCCTGAAATATATATTAATTCATAATTATTCAATCCCAAACCATAAGCTGGTTCGTAATACAAAAACTGTACTTTATTTATTGTCAATATCTTATAATTCGTTGCAGCAATTGCATCACCAAAGTCATCCAATGGCTCATCTCTTTCTTTTAAAGATGTTACGCTTATAACGGGATATTTGTCGAATATCTGCATCAAAGTTCCATTGCCACAAAACTCCCATGTTTGAGTTGTTTGCTGGATTTCCTGATTACATAACCTGATTATATCCGCATCAACTGCCAATAATAAAACAGTTATAAAAGCATCATACGTTGTATCTCCAATATTCAAATATGCCTTCGCTTCTGCTTCTGTTATAATCGCCATGATTCATCCATCTTCTTAATTAGACCTTCATTATTTAAATGATTCAAAGACGCAAATAATCTATTGAGCGTAAAATCATCAACCTGCCATTTACCGCTTTTCTTCTTGATTAATGATTCGCCTATATCTTTACACAAACCACTTATATTTCTATAACTATGGTCTGTAATTGTTTTCTTTTCATTAAATCCTAAATGCTTTATCAGGATATTTGAAGTTGAAACATCAAAACCGTATGCCTTGATTGCAGGATAAATTTGTTCGTGTACCCTGTAAATAAATTTAAATATTGGATTGTTCCGAAACAATCGTATAAATGGATGTGCTATTACCGTACCTAAATCATTTTCTGATGGTATATCAGGCATTTTAAGATGATGTAATCTAACCCATACACCACCAACATTTTTAGGTAATTTCTTGACTTCCTCAATTTCTTCTGTCTGCATTGAAACTCTTTCATCGGCATTCAATACAAAAATCCAATCTCTTTTTGCAAGTCGAATTATTATATTAGAAATATTATCAAATGTAAACGTATCAATCAAATCCGTCTTGTAATAAAACCATTGATACATCTTAACTACCGTCCCATTCGGCAAAGTTTCTTCCTTCAATTTAACTAAATCGGTTCGCTTATTAACTGACCTGCCGAGCTTTGAAGTAAAACGCTTGTATGCCTGAGAAAATTCTTTATCAATTGACGGCAGAACTTTACCGTATTTTTTGTCCATTTCCTCAAGTAAAGTAATATAATGTTCTTCACTTGGCGTCGTAAGAATAATAATATGCTCACTACCTGCTGGAACGGATTCTATACAGCCTTTTAAATATTTGTCATGCCCTTCGTGAAAAAAAGTGCAAAACGAAATCGGTATTTTATTTTCTTCTTTCATAATTTCACCTGTGTATTTGTGTTTTTTTAGTGTTTTTCTTTTAAATGTTCATCAATTTTCTTTTCAACATTATGAATATATGTATTACTTCCTTTTATTGCTTCCATAATATTTTTAGTGTGAAGTTCAACGACTTTACGTAAACCGTCAAATTTAACATCTTGAACATACCCTGAGTCATTTATTTTCCCGATAACTCTATCAATTTCTTTTGTAAGTTCTTCCTTATTAACAGAACCATTTTTATTTTCTTTGACTTCTTTTATTAAACTCTCAATATCATTGGCATTATCTTTTACATCCTTTTTCATAACAATCATTTCAGTAGTACATTTTTCTTTTTTCTCCGTTTTCACATCTGCTTTTTTCAATTTATACATCTTTACTGGAAAATAAATTAAAACAGAAATCGCTAATCCTGATAAAATCAAAGTTCCAATTTCAAAATAACTCATTACTACTCTTTTATTATTTCACTTCTGCAAAAAAACTTTTCGTTTTCAATGGCATTACATTGTCCATTCTATATAAAAAGAAATTTAATATTTCTTTAACAAAACTTCGTTCTAATTGAATTATAAAATTAATATCTTTTTCACCATGTTTTTTTTCAAATTCTTTTATCACTTTATTAAATTCAGCATTCAATTCTTTGCTTAAATCCGGTTTTTTTTCTACTTTTTTTGTTTCTTTTTTCATTGTGTATCCTTGTGTTTTTAATAAAATCATTACTATAATTAAAGCTATTCCGTAAATTCGTTTTCTTATGTACATAGATTTTAATTTTTTCTTAAATATTATTGAACTGCCTTATAATAAATTCCATAAATTTTCACTGCCTGTTGTAAATATGCCTTTACATCACCGCCTTTCAAATCTGCTTCATGTACTTGTTTTGTTTTGAACTTTGCAATATTTCCCCCAGATATTAACGGTTGTAATTTTACCGCTTTATCATCAATCCAATTATTTAAATATGTTTTTATCTGATTAACCGTAACATTTACAGGTACAGTAATTCCAAATAATAAACCTGCTTGCGTTCTTAATGAAGTCATATAAGCCGCTTCCTTAGCGTCAATTTCAGCTTGGGTTAATGCAAAAGCATCCGCTTGCTGCGCATTGAATTCATTATAAAACAATCTCTTGTTTGTTTTGTCAAGAGCTTTTATTGAATCAATGAACTGTGTTAAATTATCTATTGCCATTTTTAACTCCTATTATAAAAATCCTCTTAAATAAGCATCGTAAGTTTTCATCTCGCCTACTGACATTGCATTGTTCGCATTTGCCGCTAAATATACGTCCGCTTTTGAATCAAATCTATATTCAGTTTGGTCTTCACGCCACACGCAACCTATCGTTGCCTTAGAATCAGCGTGATATAAATTACTATCTAATGTATCGTCAGTATCTAAAGTTAGTAATTTCCCGTCATACAAAATATAGCAAGTATTATTATTATAAGAAATAATTGATACTATATTTTTATTTAAAACAGTCGCAACCACACACTCTTTTTTATCTTGCTCGACATCTTTAACATTTAATAAATAATTCCCATCAGTATCTAAGTGTAAAAAATAAATAGAGCCAAAAAAAGTATTATTCGCCATTGCATATATAACAGCAACGTTGGTTTGCGTTAATTTTTTAGCCTTCAATATCATTGTGAATGCCTCTGTATAAGCATATTGATAATCGGCAGCAGTCAATAAAACCCTCGAAAGATTACCCCCTGATGCGCCGTTATCCCCCACAAAAGACAAATAACCATTTGCATTTATAGTTGGTAATGGTGAACCTTCCAACGTTCCATTATTAGTACCAATTAAATCAGTTAGCGTTGTATCCACCGCATTTTTACAATCATAATAATTTACCCATGCCATTATGCTGCCTTTATAATATCTTGAGGAACTACTATTGCATTTGAATAAAAATCTGCAGCTAATGAAGTATCACCACCGACACCTGTAATTCTCCAGCTTAAAAAAGCCCCTGCTGCAATTGTTTCCTGGTTACTCATTCGATTTTCCAGACTTGCTTTATTTGTAGTTAAGTCGGGAGCAGCTGACATCATTGCCACTGCATCTGCATAGAGATTAAAACTAACTTCCGAATTTGTACCAACTGCCGGAGTTACAACTGCAGCGTCTAAAGGCAAAATATAACAATCAACTCGCATATAATAATAATTACCTTGTTTGCCGCCTCCAAAAGCAACAAGTTCATCCGGTACAGTATTTTTATAATTTTGGAAAGTTTCTATTTTTAATGAAGGTGTTACTTTAAAGTCCTTATCACTTGCTGCTAAATCCGCATTGGTTACAACTGTATAAGTAACCGTACCGCCTGCATGAGCTGCTGATTTTATATAACCATATCGTTGAGTATCTCCAGCCGAATTATAACAGCTAAATAAAGAATGAATATATTGCTCTGCATCGTTTTCGTCCCCAGCTGCTGTAAAAGTAGCAACTCCCGTTCTTGTGCCTGTTAAATCATACCAGCAATCTTCTGCCGAAGCTCCGCCACCACCAGCAGCCCAACTTAAAACTCCACTTCCATTAGTTTGAAGAAAATCTAAATTATCTCCATCATCTACTGGTAATGTAAACGTTAAAGCCGCACCTGCCGTACCTGCTTGTATAGTAGTGGTATTTGAATTTGTCGAATTATATAAAATCATCGCACCCGTATTTGTGCTATCAGTTCCTAACACCAACGAACTTGCAGCAGTTGCCGTCAAGACCGTACCAGTGATTGCAGCAGCATTATTTATACTTCCAAAACCTGACGTGATTGAGCCAGAATTTAAAGCTCCCGTAGTTACTATACTTCCACTTCCTGCTGCCGGAGATTTATCATTAAAAGTATCCCAATCAGCCGTCAATAAATAACCACTATTGTTTGTATCTGCCGCTTGTGTTACAATCGTATGTTCTGCTAAAGTTAAATGATAATATTCTCCTGCTGTACCACCATTCAACACAGGCAAGTCATTATGATTAACAACCAACGGAGCGTTAAAATGAGTATAGTGTTCCGTACCTTCATAAACGAAATTCACAGTTGTCGAATTATTCGAGGTTGCAAATGCAATCGTTCCTAACTTATCAGTTGCATTTATAGAAAATTCTGTTTGAACTGACGTGTGAAGATATAAACCATAATCAGTTGTAAGATTTGTAATAGCTCCAGTCGAAGATTGAAATAGATATTTCCAAGTTGAAAGTGAAACACCTGATTCATTCCCATATCCTGCCGGAGTAGCAATCGTTACTACCGTAGTAGAAGTATATCCCGTAATCTGATACAAACCTTTTGGCGTTTGCACGTATCCCGCAAGCGTCTGGTCTGCATTCGCATCGCCTGCCTCAAACGGCGTACCACCCGAAGCGGTACAAGTTCTTGAAGTACCAGAGCCAGTAGTCGTAACAGTATTTACTCCATCTACAACTGCCTGATAAATACATCTTTCAATTGAACTTACCCTGCCACCCACTACTGAACTAACAGAACAATAAGTTTCAAAACTCCAGACACCCGCCGGAATTGCTGTTTTTCCCAACACTCCATTTAAATAAGCATCTATTGGAAGTGTATTTGAAGAACAGACAGTTGCCTCAACTACTTCTGCACCACTTGAAGGAACAGTAGTAAGTGTTTCAACAGCAAAATTATTTTCTGCCGAACCTGCGATAACAGGTGTATTATCGTTATAAAAATCTCTTCCAGTCGTAGCTCCAACAGGCATATTTGTTGGAACCCAATCCGAACCATTCCATCTGAAAGTTTGGTCAACAACTGCACCCGTAGTATCTACGTCAGCCATATTACTTATAGCAATCGGACTACCATTTATAGAAGGCGCATTTGTAATTTCTATATCAGTTGCCCATAACTTAGTTACTCTCGTTCCGGTAACTCCAATTGACCCTACTGCTGTTAAATCCTGAGAATTTAAACTAAAAGCCGCCCCAGCTACGCCACTTAAATCAGCCAAAGTTTCAGCATAAGTTCTCACCGTATAAGTGTCTGCTCCAGTCAAAGCAATGAAACTACCTGACGCATAAGTAAGCCCTGCGATGCTATCTAAGGAAGCGTCTTGCGCTTGCACACTTGAACCAATATCACCGCTATCTAAAAGACTTCGCCAACTCCCGCCATCATACCACTCAATAACTCCGATTGAACTATTGCCTCTAAAATCATAAGTTACAGGACTTCCCGGTCTGTTGCCTGTCGTTCCAAAAGGAATCAACATTCTTATATTACCCGGAATAATTGGATTTGTTGCAATTGAAACTACGGGATTACCAACACCGCCACCGCCATTTGTCAAAGTGATTTCATTTGCTGTCCCTGTTAAAATTCTTGCGACATAGGTATTCGCTCCAGTTCTTACCATATAGCCAGTTCCAACAAAAGCAGCTAAGGCATCTAATTGAGAATTATAAGCCTGAACATTCGAGCCAATTGCTACACCTAAATTTGTACGTGAAGTTCCTTTGTTGACTAAATCAGATAAATTATTCGCTTTCAGCATATCGCCTAAGCCAGATTCAGCAGCAAATTCTAAAGCAGTGCCACCAGCATTCACTCTTACATAAAGTAATTCCTGTCCAGAAAAACTGGCTGGCGTATCCGTTAAGGCAAGGAAAGTGGTAGCACCGCCGCCACCACCCCCGCTATTTACTGTTTTTGTACTCATTTAATCACCTCTTCCGAGAATGAAATAAACTGTTCCTGTTGAAATTGAGCCAGCAGCAAAGTCAGCACCAACCCAACCACTCCAGCATTTGTCGTTTGGTATATTCATCACAGATTGTAAATCGGCAGCAGCAACAGTAACACTCACTTGGTTGTCATCATTATCAAGCAATTCGTTCCAAGCAGTTATTACTCCTGTGCCGTCTTCTCTTTGCCACAGTCTTACTGTTCCCGTATTATCTATGCCTTCGGCAATAATCGTAAGATTAAAACCTTTTGTAGATTTATCAATCGGAAATTTTACTGTGAAAGCAGTATCACCATCGACTTTATAGACCTGCACCCCGTTTTCGGTAACTACTGAATGAGCTACCGATAACAAGGGTACTAATCCTGTATAAGACTTTCCTAAAGTCATAACAACCTCCTATTTAATTAGTTAAACAGCAGGTTTAATATCTGCTCCGCCTAATGTAATTGCACAATGCCAATCAGCAGTATCTGTTGCAACTGCACTTAAATCGGCTGTAATTACATAACGTACATATCGTTTTTCAGGTGCTAAATTGACGTCAAATGTTACAATACCTACTTCTGTCGAACCACCAGTTTCGCCAGTGGCAGCAACTGTTTTTGCCTGCACTGAAGTTGCCGTTGCCCAAGTCGAATCGTCATCAGATTCCTGCTGAGTAATCGTAAAACTAATTGTCTTAGTTGCAGTAAGCGTTGCATTGTAAATTATCATACCAACAAGACTTTGATAGCCCTGCCTGTCGATAGTAGCACCATCTACAGCGATATTATCTGTTCCCGAAGCTGCTACAATGTCAATCTTGTAACTTGAATAAATCTCGAATAAATACGCAGCTATATTATTTTGTGAAGCGTGCATAACTAACTCCTAATTTAATTTCTAATATTTTAAATTCTATACTAATCATCAAGCGATTACGCACCCCAATCAACGCCTGTAATCTGCGAAGCGGCAAATTCCTGAGTAAGAACTAAATCTTCCTCAATCTCAGCCGTAAAGACTGATTCGCCTCTTGCATCTCCGGTAATATAATTAGAGCCATCCCAATAACCGCCACCTTTCTTGAACTCAAGATTGAACTTCGCACCTTCGCCCATCAAGACATAACCTAAATCAATTAGGAATATCTTTGTCAAACTTGAAGCTGGTACTATTCGTGTAGTTTTCCAAACAGGAATGCTGAATAGTGTTCCACCTGTTGAGAGTTCTTTTGCGTAGTCCATTGCATTTGAATTGGCATCGGTCTGTGCCATGATTCCGATTTTGTCTATCGGGTTCATAACCCAAATTGGATTAATCATTTCAACATCATTCTTTTCAAGATTCTTAATTGCTTTCAACATATCTGTCTTTATAGTTACAGCAGTTGAGGAACTTTCCATTGCAAAAGAATTTGCATCTGCCATCCATGCTTCGATACCCTTAATTTGTCCACTTGCACCTGTGCCAAGCAGAACATAGTAATCTTCACCATTAGCAAAGCGTTGTATAATTATGTTCTGTAACCACTGTGCTGTTTTTGTTCCGCCATATCTTAATAACTGGTCTGATACAGGTACGTCGATATATCCTATTTTCGAGGACATCGTAATTGAACCTGTGCTTGGCTGAGATGTCGTCCTTGTTTCAGACTCTCCACGCCAACCCATTGTCGGTGCGCCTGTCGCTTTAGGTAAATGCAATATTCCTTTCGGCATATCAATAGTCGGCATTCCGGCAGCCCTGAAAACTGACTTTGATTGGAGATAAGGAATTATATCATCTGCCCACATTTCAGGAATCAATGCACCGCCTTCTGAAAAAATTGAGGCATTCATAACTTTCAACGTTGCTTCGCTGTAATAGTTACTTGGCTCTTTACCAAAACCAATAAATGCGTCTTCAATAGTTTTTACAGCAGGATTTAAATGGGCTTGAGCAAGTGCCAAAAATCCATAACCTACTTTTGGGTCTTTACTGACATCGACAGTAACAACCTTTTCAGCTATTGGAGTTTTTTTCTGTGCGCTCTTAAACTCCTCGCTCTCCATTTTTTCTTTAACTACTTCAGCTACTTTAGCTGTAACTTGTTCTTCTACGTTAACAGAACTTGCCTCTAATGCAGCTTTGACTTCGTCAGCCATTAACTCCTTCAAAGCATCAGGAGTTATCGTAATGTTTTTTTCTTCTGTTTCCATCTTTATTTCCTTAGAAAATTATAAAACAAAATATTAATTCAAACAACTTTTCAATTCTTCTTTACTTGATATAACGACAGGACTGTCATCATTTCCTTTAGGTTCGGGTTCTGGCTCTTTTAATTCTAATGCACCAACAACTTCCTCAACAACTTCCCTGATTTTTTCAATCAAGTCATCTGCGTTAAGGTTGATTTCAATCGGTTCGGAATTACGACCCTCAGAAAACTTGTCGTCTTCATCTTTTTCTGCGGTAGCAATAACATCATTGATACTGTCAGTTGCTTCTGCCAGCTTGTCGGTTGCGGTTTTCAACTTTTTCAAATTAGCTTTGGAAATAGTCGCACCCGCTTTTCCATCAAGTTTCATTTTTAGCTCCTCAATTTGTTTATGAAGATTGTTTATTTCAATATCTTTTTCTTCGGTAGTCTCATCATCAGGAACTTTGTAATCTTTTGCAGTTAAACTGATATTCGGGAATAAGGAATCTTGCTTATCGGTAATGATTTTTACAAGCCATTCGTGGTCTTTTTCATTTATTACACCCTGCTCCTTCAATTCATAAGAACGATTACCAATTGATTTAGTAATTGCCTTTTCCCTCAAAGCATTCGCATTACTGCCAATTGGTACAATTGAGGCTTCTAAAAGAATTGATTTCTTGTGAACTGTAATCGTATCTCGCCAATAATATTTTTTCAGCATTTCTTTGTATTCTTCTGGCGGTTCTTCCGAGACTGTCTCAATACTCATAAAGCCAATGCTTGCAGCCTTCAATATTCCAGCCTCAACATATTTCTGTATTCGTAATGCTTCATCGTCTTCTTCAAAAAAAACAGGCGTGGCAACTAATTGACCTCCGCCCTTTTTTATTCTATTCCAAGTGCCTATCGGAAAATCTCCGTTCCTGTGCATAAACAGCATAGTCGAATTGTTTTTAAATCGGGATAAATCAATACCACCAATTTTCATTCGTTCCATGTCTGCGTCAATTGATTCATCCGACAAGACAAAACTTTTAGTTCCATCGGCTAATGCTTTCTCAGACAAATACCCTTGCTTTGTTAAGAAATTGTCCATTATTTACTCCGTTATTTATTTGAACTTTTACGCAATTTCTTTTTTTTCTTAAATTTTTGTA